TGATTGAGTCGATGTATCTGGAATACAACACCTCGGATACGGTGGGTGTGGATATTCCCACCGACCATGCCCCGTTCGTGGCCTATGTGCGCAATGGGGTGGTGTTGCAAGATCCCCCCATCCAGGATCTGGCCGCACCGGGAAATGGCCTCCTCGTGACGACGGGACTCTAGAGATGGCTCAGGTCCTGATTCGCAAACGCGAACACTTCGCGGAAGCAGTGCAGCCTGCCGAGTGGTCGGATCGCAAGTGGGCCGGGCGACCGCTGCGCGGCGATATCGTCGAGGTGCGCGAGAACGGCTATTGGCGGATCGAGGCGCTGGGCACGGGGCTGCATGGGTGGGACCGCGAGGCGTTCGCGTTGATTCAGGTCACGAATGTCGCACTCGCGCAGGTGCAGGCGTGGCAGGGCAGCTATGAATCTCGCGACCGGACGGTCTTTTTCAAGAATCGCTACCGGCTCGGCGTGTGGCAGAGCGTGCCGTGGGTGAAAAACATGGTCACCGTAGGCGACCCGCCGGTCACCGTCGAGGAGTGGTATTACATCCGGCCCAACCTGCACGCGAACGTCACGCCGACGGATAAGGTGACCTGACGTGGCCGAGACCCTCTACTACGTCGATCCAGACGTGAGCGGTGGCGCGGGTGATGGCTCGTCGTGGGCAAACGCGTATTCATCGCTCAACGCCGCCGAGCAGGCGCGGGACGCCAATATTACGGCCGGCAACGCCGTGGTCTTCATCTGCGGGCACAACGGAGCCTCGCAGACGACGGCGGACACGGCGGCGGTGAGCATTGTGGGGTGGACGACCGACAGTGACTCCTACGTGGGGATCCGAACGGAGACAGCTGATCGGCACAGTGGCGTGTGGAGCGAGACGAAGTATCGGCTGGTCGTGACAAATGCAGTCGCCCTGCTCTGTCAAGAGGACTATATCCGGATCGAGGGTGTGCAACTCAAAACCGTGAGTCCCGCCGCGGCGGATCGGCATGTGCTGTACTTGGATAGCGTCGGCGCCGCGAATCGTACAGATGTGAGTGACTGCCTCATTGTGGGTCACGGCAATGCGACCTACGCGCAGCGCGGCATCATGATCGACGATGCCCAATACGTCGCGCACGTCTGGAACACGATTGTCTATAACATTCCGGCCGGTAATGCCGCGGTTGACATTGGATCCGCGACGACCGTCAACGTGTACTCCTGCACGGTGCAGGGCGGGACGTATGGCATCCGGGGGGCGGGTGGCACGACCACGGTCAAGAATAGCTACGCGGGGGGGTCGTCCACCGAGGACTTTTACCAGGTGGGGACAGGGATTCTTGCGAAGACGAACTGCGCCTCCGAGGACGCGTCCGCCGATGATACCAACGCCTCGCTGGAGACGGCGACGAATTGCCTCATCAATGTCGCCCTCGACACCGACACCTTCGTGAACGTGACTGCCGGTTCTGAAGACTTCCGCCTTGCACTCGACGGCCTGTCGCCGCTCGTCGGCGCGGGCACGGACACCAGCGGGGAAACCGCGCCGCTCAACTTCACGGACGATATCGTGGGAACAAGTCGTGGCGCAGCATGGGACATTTCGGCATTCGAATATGTCAGTGCGGCGGGCGGCGTGCCGAAACAGATGGATCACATCAATCAGCTGACCTGGGCATGAGCATGAGGATGCGATGCAGTTCCTGAAACAATCCACCGCGGTTGATGTGGTCCTCGGGCCATTTGTCGATGACACGGATGGCAAAACGACTGAGGAAGCCCTGACGCTGTCGCAGGCCGATTTGCAGTTGACCAAGAACGGCGGCACGGCGGCGCAGAAGAACGACGCGACCTCGGCCACCCACCTCTACGGCGGCAATTACAAGGTGCCGCTCAACACGACCGACACCAACACGTTGGGGTGCCTGACGCTGATGTGCAAGGAGAGCGGGGCGCTGCCGGTCGTCGCGCACTTCACCGTCGTGACCGCCAACTGGTGGGACACGATGTGCAACGCTGACAAGCTGGATGTCAACGTCGAGGAATGGAACGCGACCGCCGTGCCATCCGAGCATACGGCGGGATACCCCATCGTCACGGTGAAGGATGGGACGGGCACGGGCGAGATCAATACCACGTCTGGGCGGGTCGATGCGGATCTCACGCACATTGCCGCCGCCGCCGTCTCCACGACGACGGCGCAGTTGGGCGTCAATGTCGTGCAAATCAGCGGCGACAGCGTCGCGGCAGACAACCTCGAATCGGCGGCAGACGGCACGGGGTATAACCTCGGCGGTGGGTCGGTGGTCGCGGCCTCGGTGACGGGCGCGGTCGGATCGGTCACGGGGAACGTCGGCGGCAACGTGACGGGTAGCGTGGGCAGTGTGGCCTCGGGCGGCATCACGGCGGCGAGCATTGCCACGGGGGCGATTGACGCTGATGCGATTGCGGACGGCGCCATCGACAGCGGCGCGTTCGCCGCTGGAGCGATTACGGCGGCGGTGATTGCCACCAACGCGATTGACGCGGATGCCCTTGCGGCCGATGCTGTATCGGAGATCTGGGCGGGCAGCACGGCGCCCTCAGCGGCGACGATTGCGGATGCGGTCTGGGACGAAGCGGCCACCGGGCATACGGATGCCGGTAAGGCAGGCGAGCAACTCTGGACCGACCTGGATGCGGTGCTGGTCGACACCAGCACGACGCTGCAAGGAGAACTCGACGGCATCCAAACCGACACCGAGGACATTCAAGCGCGGCTCCCGGCGGCGCTCGTGAGCGGGCGGATCGACGCGTCGGTCGGCGCAATGGCGGCGGGGGTCGTCACGGCCGCCGCCATCGCCACGGATGCCATCGATGCCGACGCCCTCGCGGCCGATGCCGTGTCGGAGATCTGGGCGGGTAGCACGGCGCCGAGTGCGGCCAGCGTGGCGGACGCCGTGTGGGACGAGGCGCAGTCGGGGCACGTCGGGGCGGGGACGTTTGGCGAGATCGCCACCGAGATCGCGGACATCCTCGTGGACACGGGGACCACGCTGCAAGCGGAGGTCGATGGGATCCAGGCGGATACCGAAGATATCCAGAGTCGCCTGCCCGCGGCCCTTGTGAGTGGACGGATCGATGCCTCGGTGGGGGCAATGGCGGCGGGGGTCGTGACCGCCACGGCGGTGGCGACTGGAGCCATCGATGCGGATGCGCTCGCGGCGGATGCGGTGACGGAGATCCAGAGCGGCCTGGCGACGGCGGCGAGCATCGCGGCGCTCAACGACCTGAGCGCGGCCGAGGTCAACGCCGAGGTGGTGGATGCGCTCGCGACGGACACCTATGCCGAGCCGGGCAGCGTGCCGGCGGCGACGGCGAGCCTCGCCGCGAAGATCGGTTGGTTGCAGATGTTGGCGCGGAACAAGGTGACGCAGACGGCAACCGCGCAGAAGGTCTACGCCGACGATGGCAGCACGGAAGAGGCGAGCGCGGCGGTGAGCGATAACGGCACGACCTTCGAGCGGGCCGAGTGGACGACGACGTAATACACGAGGACGAGGAGACGGACATGGCGAATGAGTGGAAAATCAGTAATGGCATGGCGAGCCTGGCGGCCGATGCGGTCGTGGACCAGGCCGACAGCGGCAAGCTGCGGATCTATGACGGCACGAAGCCGGCCACGGCGGACACGGCGATCACGACGCAGACGCTATTGGCCGAACTGACGATGAACGCCACGGCCTTCGGCGCGGCCAGTAATGGGGTCGCGTCGGCAAACGCCATTACGGCGGACTCATCCGCGAATGCCACCGGCACGGCGTCGTGGTTTCGCATGACGAAGAGCGACGGGACGACCGTGATCGGGGACGGGACGGTGGGCACCAGCGGATGTGACCTCAACCTCGACTCGGTGTCCATCACGGCGGGGCAGTCGGTGTCGATCTCGTCGTTCACCTACACGCAGAACAAAGGCTAGCGGCGGGGAGCGTAGCCGGTGGCGGTTGATACGCGCGACAAACGGGCGTCGGTCCTGGGGTGGGGGCTCGCCTCCCTCCTCGTCCTCCCGGCCCCGAATAGCGCCATCGATCAGGGCGACCGGCAGCAGACCGCCTCGACCTACCGGGGCATCTCGTCCCAAGCGGGCACGAGCGGCACCGGGGCGGTTACGACCGCCGCCCCGACGGTCGCGGCCTCGGGCAGCGTTGCCATCACGGGCACCGCCAGTGTCACGACCGCCGCGCCGACCGTGGCCGCGACGGGTGCGGTGGCGGTCGCAGGCACCGGCGCAGTCACCACGGCGGCCCCCACGATTGCCGCCACTGGTAGCGTTCTGATCGCCGGCAGTGGGTCCGTCACGACCCCCGCGCCGACCGTTAGCGGGACGGGCAGTGTCTCCACGCCGATCACCGGGACAGGAGCGGTCACCACGCCACCCCCGACCGTGAACGGGACGGGGACCGTCGCCTGGGTCGCACTCTTCACGATGCACATCGGCGTGGACGACCGGCAGGCCTGGTCGCCCTCGGTGGTGGACCGGCAGGCCTGGTCGCCGTCCGTGGTGGACCCGGAGGCTGAGGAGATCTGATGAGTCATCCCGTCCAGACCTCGCATCAATCACACCAGGTGCAGCAGGACCAAAGCCTGCGCGTGTCCTTCACCTTGTTGGACGACAACGACATGCCAATCCCGGCCTCGAGTCTGCTCACGGCCACGCTGACACTGACCGACCTCGAGACGGGCCGCACGATCAACAGTCGGCTCCTGCAGGACGTGCTCAACGCCAACAACGTGACCATCACCGAGGAGGGGCGCGTCACCTGGGAGATGCAAGGCAACGCGGACAATGTGCTCGTGCGGAGTAACCAGCAACTGGAGACCCACCGGGGCCGGTTTGCCTTCACCTGGGGCAATGGAGGCCAGTTCACCCACGACGTGTATCTACTCGTGAGAAAGTTGGGATCATGACGGCACGCGATCTGATCAATCGGAGCCTGCGGCTGATCGGGGGCCTCGCGGCGGGCGAAACGGCGAGCGCCCACGAGGAGACAGACGCCTTCGACACGCTCACGGAACTGCTCGATGCCTGGACGGCGATGCGGCTCACGATCCACGAGGTGTGTCGGGAGGTCTTCGCCCTTGCGGCGGATACCGCCACCTACACGCTGGGCGTGGGCGGAACGTGGGACCACTCGCGGCCCCTCTGGATCGAGCAGGCCGGCATCCTGACCACGACGACAGATGGCAGTGTGCTGGAGTTGCCGCTGGAGATCCTGACCACGCAGCGGTATGCCGAGGCGCCCGTCAAGGCAGACAGCAGCACGCTGCCGACGCAGATCTACTTCGACATGGGCTTTCCCTGGATCACCGTCACGCTCCTGCCGACCCCTAGCGTGAGCGGCCTCGAGGTGGCGCTCTATCTGCCGAGTCCGCAGACGCTGTTTGCGGACCTGTCGACGGACTACGACCTCCCGCCCGCCTGGGCGGCGGCGCTGCGCTTCAACCTCGCCGTGGAGCTCGCCCCCGAGTGGGGCAAACAGCCCGACCCGCTCGTGATCGGGAAGGCGCAGGATTATCTCGGGATGTTGAAGCGGGGTAACAAGCGTCTCAGCGAGTTGGCCATGGACGACGCGCTCGTGTTCGATCAGGATGCGCCCTTCAACTACCTGACCGGGGTGTAGCGATGCCGGAGTTTCCGGGTTTCATGTCGGCCTCGCATACGCTCTGGAGTCCCACTGCGGACAGCGAGCGGACGATCAATCTCTACCCCGAGGCGTTGAGCGCGCCGGGGGCGCAGGGCATCTCGCGGATGGCGCTCTATGGCACCCCAGGGGTGCGCCCGCACATTCAGGTCGGGGGCGGGCCGATCCGCGCCCTCTACTGGCAGGATAGCGCGGGCGGGTATCTGATTGCGGGGCAACGCTTCTACGAGTTCTACCCCAACGGAAGCGTGACGTATCGTGGCCAGGTCGTGGACGACGGGCAGCCGGCCTCACTGGTCAGCAACGGGTCGGAAGGACATCAACTCTTCATTGTGAGCGGCGGTTACGGGTATCTGTTCGACTACAACAGCAACACCTTCACGACGCTGACGGGGACGGTGCCGGCGTTTCCGGTGCCCGACTACTCGACGCCCTACACGCCCCGCGGGGTGCGGATGGGCGCCTATTGCGACGGGTACTTCCTCGTGTTGCTCGATGGCTGGAACCGCTTCCAGTTATCGGGGCTGATGGACGGCACGACCTGGGACGGACTTGATGTGGCCTCGGTATCGACCGCGACGGACCAGTTGGTGGCGATGGCGGTCGACCATCGCGAGGTGTGGCTGTTCGGATCGCAGCACATCACGATCTGGTACGACTCGGGCAACGCGTCCTTTCCGTTTCAGCCGATCAGCGGGACGCACATCGAGCAGGGGTGCCGCGCCCCGTGGTCGGTGGTGCGGCTCGACAATTCACTCTTCTGGGTGGGCGGGGATGAGCGTGGCGCGGGGATCGTGTGGCGGGCGCAAGGGTATACGCCGACCCGCGTGAGCACGCACGCCGTCGAGCACGTGCTGGCGTCCTGCGACCGGATCGACAACATCATTAGCTGGGCCTATCAGGAGCGCGGGCATAGCTTCTACGTCATGTATCTGCCCAATTGGGACACCACGTGGGTGTATGACGTGGCGACCCAGCAGTGGCACGAGCGGGCGCACTGGGACAGTCGGCTGATGCGCTGGATCCCGCACGTTGGGCGGTGCTACTGCTACGCCTGGGGCAAACACCTCGTGGGCGACCGGCAGAGCCCGACCGTCTACGTGATGGATCAGGACTATTTAGAGGACACGTTGGTTGTGCTATGACGCGCCCATTGCGCCAGCGTCGCCCAGTCCGTCGTCGTCCACGCCGGGTCCGTCATATGGATGGACGCGTTGAGGTGATCGCGTCGCTCGAGGGGCAAGGGACGTGGTTACACGACTCTGCGCTCCCGCGTCACCCGCAAAAGGATCGGTCTCGTGCCGACGAGTAGCGGTTCAGCGACTCGGTGGTATCTGACGTTTCGATCCGTCGCGTCCATCGACCATGACTCCTGTTCCACCCTTGTGGATCGGTGGGAGGAAGATCCCTACGGGAAGCGCCTACATGGGGTCACCCAACCGCTGTACCGGCTTGCGCGGACCAAAGTGCTTGGCGGGGTGACGCGCACAATTCTTGTGGGGGAGGAGCACGACGAAGAGAATTACGATGCCCTGTTTGGGGTGTGGGTGACGCGTGGTCTGGCGGCCCAAACTATCAGTGGCACACTCGACCTCTGCACGGGACGCTGGGCTACACTTGATGGAGCAAATGGCAAACTGAAGGTTCACGCCTATATCACGGATGGCGACACGCTTGAGGTCAAGCACACTCTTATCAATGAGTATGTGGATACCTCGCTCTTCGACCTTGGCACTGGAACCTTCCGCCAACTCCAGATCGCGTTGACGACCGGTAATGCGGCCGAGGGCGACCATGTGGCGCTGGAGTTGGGCGTGCGGATGGTCGATAACAATCCTAGCGACCTCTACGACACTACGTTCTATCTGATCATGGGCACGACGGACAGTGGCGAGACGCCGCTGACCGATGCGACCAATGGGGACACAACCTCGCGAGCGCCCTGGGTGGAGTTCAGTAGTGCGCTTGAGGAGTTAGCTGCCTCCACACCACCCGCGAATGATGCGTGTACGGATGCGACGGTCATCGCGAGTGCGCCGTACTGGAGCGATCCGGTTGACAGCTCGACATCCACAGACCCGGACAATAAATGTGGAGTCTGGTGGACGTATGTGGCGGAGCAGACGGGACGACTCTTCGTCCACACCTTCGGCAGTTGGTATCGCACCAAGATTTGGGTCTATACCGGCTCCTCGTGTGCGGGGTTGTCCGTAGCCACGACGAGTGATCGCACGGCGTGGATGCAACTTGCACAGAGCATTGGGTCGCTGCAGGTGACACAAGGAACAACCTATTGGTTCAAAGTCGACTCGAATAGTGCGGGTCCGTATAACCCCGCCAAGACAGGCGGCGATACCCGCTTTGGCCTCTTCTATTATGCGGCTCCGCAGGCTGATGATCTCTTCGTTGACTGTCAGCACATCACCTGTTGGCGCGACGGGCAGTTGATCAACTGCCAGTCTGGCCTCTACGGCTACACGCCGACCGGGAACGCGATTGACTACACTGAGCGTGTGTTGCTTGATTGGAACGAGGCTCCGCATAGCGCCCATCGACTCTACGTCACCATCTTTGCCGCCTCATCGTATGTCGAGATCCTTGACCTTGCGACGTTAGGCGTAGGGCAATCGACAAGCGACCTCAATTATCTGTACGATGCGTTCAACCCGGTGTCTGGGAAGAGTAACTACGCGTCGTCCATTGTCTTCATGGCCTCGGGCGATATCCTTCTAGGATTTTTCGGGAACAACTACGATCATATCGGGATCCCCGCGACGGGGACGACCTATTACCCACGACAGACCACGGGGGTGCCGGGGGACTCACCCGACTACAACAACCCCGACGCGACGGCGTATGACGTGGCGCTTGAGCAGTCAGGCTCCGACTTTGTCGAAGTCGCGAAGGACCAGACGACGATCTGGTACACGTCGGCGGGTCGAAAGATCCTACGCTATAACCTCGCGACCGAGAGCCAACTCTCAGACTTTGTCGATCTCGACTATGAAGCCAAGTATCGGCCTGGCTTGCGGTCGTTGCGTCTATTGCCCCCTGGCGATGGGACGACGGGGTTGCTCGTCTGCGATGGGGACCACGTCAAGCGGCTCGATGCCGATGGCGATGTCATCCAGACCTATTACCCAAGCGCGACACGTCGCGCGCAGGACTTGGATAAGGTCGAGATCACGCAGGACCGCACCGCCTTCTGGGTGAGCGACCAACTCTCGACCTCGCTCTTCAAGTTTGACCTCGAGACTGGCGCGCAACTAGACGATGTCCGCACGTATCTCCCGCCGGGGCAACTCTGCGGGTTTAGCGTCTACTTTGGCTATCGGGCAGGGCTCGCTGAGAACTATGGGGATGTCGAAACGCCACCGCCCGTCGTGGAGGGCGAAGGCGGGGTCAGTGGAAGCGGCACAGACATGTCGGCGGCTCATATGGTTTACCGCATCCGCCGGCAGCGCCGCACGCAGCATCTGACAGCCGATGGGTTGTGGACCTTCTATCAGCGCTTCCAGTTGGACCTTGAAGCGGGCGTCGGCCTCAACGATGGGCAGGGCGAAGACCCCCAACTGATGCTGCGCTGGTCGGATGATGGCGGGCACACGTGGTCCGATGAACACTGGGTGACCGCAGGACGCCTGGGTGAGTATGCGCGCCGGGCCATCTGGCGCCGGCTGGGGCGGTCGCGGGACCGGGTCTTTGAAGTGACGATCAGTGACCCGGTCAAGGTGGCGTGGCTGGGAGCGTGGCTCGACGTGGAGCCGGGACGACACTGATGGGAGCGTTCATCCGCACACACTGGACCTATCTGGCCTTCTGGCTGGGCATGTTCCTTCTGACGCTCGT